CCGGGGTGCACGCGGTCTATCGCCCGCGCGCGGCGGCACGCCGACCACGACCCGCGCCTGACGTGGACGCGCACGCTGGCGGCGCTGCCCGACGCCGTGCGCACCGAGGTCGAGACCACCCTGGCGCGCGGGTAACCGATGGCGATCGACACCCCGACCCCGCGCGAGACGCCCCTCGACCCCGAGGCGCCCGACACCTCCGACCACCAGACCGCGCTCGACCGCTTCACACTCTGCGACGAGGCGTTCAAGGACCAGCGCGACCGCGAGCTGGCCGACCTGCGGTTTATCGACGAAGCCGGGGCGCAGTGGGACGAGAAGATCCGCATCTCCCGCGGCGGCAGCGAAGGCGGCGGCGGCGTGCCGGCGGTGCCGGCGCGGCCGTGCCTGGAGTTCAACCTGCTGCGCGGGCCCGTGCAACAGGTCATCAACACCGCGCGCCAGGCCAAGCTCGGGCTGTCGTTTGCGCCCGAGGGCGAGGGCGCGTCGCAGGCCGTCGCGCTGGCCTATGACGACATCGCGCGCGCCATTCAGGCCGACTCCCGCGCGCACCTGGCGCGGCAGTGGGCGTTCGAGCGCGCGGCCAAGTGCGGCTTTGGCGTGTATCGGATCCTCACCGAGTACGTCAACAACGAGACCTTCGACCAGCGCATCATCTACAAGCGCATCCTCAATCAGGCGAGCGCGTATCTCGACCCGTTCGCGCAGGAGCCCGACTGGAGCGACGGGCAGTTCGCGCTCCTGACGCAGGACCTGCCGCTGGCGCGCTACAAAAAGGCGCACCCGTCCTCCAAACTCGCCAGCTACTCCGACCGTGAACTCACGTCGCTGGGGAACGAGATCCCGCAGTGGATCACGACGAGCCACGGCGACGCCGGCGTCGGCGTGCGCGTGTCCGAGTACTGGGACGTGCGCGAGGAGTCGACGACGCTGGTGCTGCTACCCGACGACACGACGGCGCGCGAGTCCGACATCCCGGCCGACATCCTCGCGCAGGTCGAGCGCGACCGCGGCACGCCGCTGCCGCGCCGCACCATCACCAGCGGGCGCCAGGTGTTTTGGTCGCTGCTCAACGGTGTCGAAGTGATCGAAGGGCCGCAGGAATGGAACGGGAAGTACATCCCGATCATCCCGGTCATCGGCGACGAGGCGAACCTCAACGGCGACCGCCGCTGGACCGGCATCGTGCAGTTCGCGCGCGACGCGCAGCAGTCCTACAACTACATGCGCTCGGCGCAAGTCGAAGCGGTCGGCCTCGCCCCGCGCGCGCAGTGGATCATCGCCGACGGCCAGCTCGAAGGCTACGAGGCGTGGTGGCAGCAGGCCAATACGCGCAACCTGCCGTACTTGCCCTACCGGCTCACGACCTATGCCGGCGGCCAGGCGCCGCCCCCGCAGCGCAACGTCGCTGAACCCGCGATTCAGGCCGTGACGCTGGCCGCCGCGGCCGCGAAAGACGACCTGCACGCGACCACCAACATGCCGCCCGTGTCGCTGGGGCAGCTCGACCCGTCGGACCGGAGCGGCGTCGCCATCCGCGCCCTCCAGGGCCAGGCGGAAATCGGCAGCAGCGGCTATCTCGACAACCTGTCGACCGTGTCGATGATCTACGAGGGCAAGGTCCTCCAGGACTTGATCCCCCGCATTTACGACCGCCCCGGGCGCGTCGTGCCGACGATGGGGCTCGACGAGAAGCGGCGCAGCGTGATGGTCAACATTCCGTTCGTCAAGGGCAAGGACGGCCAGCCGCAGGCGGTGCCGCCCGGGACGCCGGGCGCCGAGCAGATCGACCTGCAGGGCGCCGAGCTCAGCGTCACCGCGGTCGTCGGCAAGAGCTACGCGACGCGCCGTGAGGAAACGTCGCAGGCGATTCAGGCCATCATGCAGGCCGCGCCCCAACTCGCGCCGATCCTTGCGCCCTTCTGGCTCGACGAGCTCGACTTCCCGGGCGCCAAGAAGCTCGCCGCCATCGCCAAGAAAACGCTGCCGCCGCAGTTCCAGGACGACGAGGGGCAGGGGCCCAAGCCGGAGCAACTGCAGCAGCAGCTCGCGCAGGCGCAGCAGCTGATCGAACTGCTCTCGAAGGAACTGCAGGCCAAGACGCAGGCGCTCGAGGTCGACCAGATCAAGGCCGATACCCAGGTGCAGGTCACGCAGCTGGAGCTCGCGAGCAAGGAGCGCATCGCCGGGCTCGAGGCGCAGGTCGACATCCTCAAGGCCGAGATCAACGCGAAGGCCGCCGCGCAGCAGACCACCATCGGCGCGGTGGCGAGCCTCGACCGCGCGGCCATCGCCGGCGAGGCGGGCCTCGACCGCGCCCTGTGGCAAAAGGTCGCCGACAGCGTGCAGCAACTCGATCAGCAGGCGTTCCAGAAAGAGCAGCAGGCCGCGCAACTGCAGGCCGAGCGGGACCAGCAGGAGGCGGCGCTCGCGCAGCAGGCGGCGCAGGCTGGGCCAGGCGGGCCGAGCGGCGGGCCGGGTGGGGGTCGGCCATCCCCCGGCCCAGGCGCGCCACCAGGGCCGTCTGGTCCCTCCGGGGGCGGGCCGGGCTAAATGGCGGTGTGCTGTCCCTGTCGCGTTCCGTGCTGTGCCTACGTGGCCGTCGCCGTTCGGCCAGACCGAGCGGTGGCCATGTGGGTGGACCATCTGACGTATGTGCACGAGCACGCCCAGGACTGGGCCGCTGAGCGGGCACGATGGAGGATGGATCTCCAGCGGCGTGGCCTACTGCCGAACGTGTGGCAGGAATTGCAGGTGGAGTAATGGCCGAATCCGTCAGCGTCGAACACGGCGGCGTGACGATCACGACCAACACGGCGAGCGAAGCCGACCTGCGCACCGAGATGGAAGCGCCGCCGGAGGCGCCGCCGTCGACGGAGGCCGCTGCCGCGCCCGTGCGCGACCCGCGCGGCCGGTTCGCCAAGACGGAATCCGCGACGCCGCTGGCCGAGGCCGCGCCGCCGCCCGAGCCGCCCGAGGACACCGAGCCCGCCGCGCGCCGCGACCCGGCCACGCGCGACGCCACGCTGCCGCGCCACAACCCGATCGCGCGCCTCAATCAGGCGCTCGCGCAAAAGGCCGAAGCGGAACGCAAGGCCGCCGCGCTCGAAGCCGAACTGACGCGCTACCGGCAGCCCGCGCCGCCTGTGACCGGACCGGTCACCCCGCCGCCGGCGCCCGCGCCCGGCCAGCCGTCGTCGAACGGCCACGAGCCGCAGTTCGACCAATTCGCGGATGCCGCCGACCCCTACACGGCGTATCTGCAGGCCTGGACGCGCTGGGACCGCCAGCAAGGCATCGCGCAGGCCCTGGCCGAGCGCGAGGCTGCGCACGCCGACCAGACGCGCCGGGCGTCCTTCCAGACGCGCCTCGCCGACGGCCGCACGCAGTACCCTGATTTTGACACCGTGCTCGCCAACGCGGATACTCTCGGACTACAAGTCAGCGCCGTGATGCAGGAGGCGATCGCTAACTCGCCCCGCGCCGCCGACCTCGTGTACTTCCTCGCGACGCATCCGGAGGAGTGCACCCAGCTCGCCGAGGAGTCCGTCGGGACGCCCGTCGCCGCTGCCACAGTGATGCAACGGCTCCTCGAGAGCCAAGCCGCCCCGCGTGCTGCACCCGCGAAAGCCGGGTCCGGCCCAGCCGCACGGGCATCGGTAAGTACCGCGAACCCGCCTGTCACGCCGGTAGGTAGTTCGCCTGTCGCGTCCGACGAGCCGCCGGGAGACACGGCGTCTGCGGCCGAGCACGCGCGGTACTGGAACCGCCGGCTCAAAGTCCCAGGCACCCGCTAATCCCCGCGTCCGTCGTGCCGCCCCTGGCAGGTGGATCCGATGGCGAATACGTTCATCACTCCGACCTGGGTCCTCAAAGATGTGGCCCGGGTCGCCGTGAACATGTTGAAGTTCGCGGCCAATATCGAACGCTGGTACGACGACAAGTTCAAAGCCGGCGGCGCGAAAGTCGGCTACACCGTCAGCGGCCGGCTGCCGCAGCGGTTCCGCACCACCAAGGGCCAGGCGTTTCAGGCGCAACCCATCAACGATGTGACCGTGCCCGTCACGCTCACCGACCAGGCCAACATCGGCACCTCGTGGTCGACCGCCGACGCGACGGTCGTGGTCGAGGATGTGCGGCGCCGCTACGTCAACCCGGCCGGCGAGCAGCTCGCCAACACGATCGACTTCGACGGCCTGTCGCGCATGACGCCGACGGTCTATCACTCGGTCGGCACGCCGGGCGTCCCGCCGACCTCGCGCCTCACCTACACGACCGCCGCGGCGAAGATGACGCTCTGCGCCGTGCCGATGAACGGGCGCTGCGCGGTGCTCGATCCGATTCATATGGTGAACCTGATCCAGGACACGAGCACGCTCTTCAATCCGAGCGCGACCATCAGCGAGAACTACCGCGAGGGGCAGTTCGGCCGCAATCAGCTCGGCATCGCCGAGTGGTATCAGGACCAGAACCGCGCCATCCAGACCACCGGCAGCTTCACGACCTCCACGCCGCTCGTCAACGGCGCGAACCAGACCGGCAACGTCCTCAACACCAACGGCTGGGCCTCGGGCGCGGCGACGCTCAACGCCGGCGACGTCTTCACGATCGCGGGCGTGTTCGAAGTCAACCCCCAGAACTACGCCTCGACCGGGCAGCTGATGCAGTTCGTCGTGACGGCGACGACCACCTCGGTCGGCGTCAACATGGCGACCCTGCCGATTAGCCCCGCGATCATTCCGTCGGGCAACCTGCAGAACGTGAGCAACTCGCCCGCCAACGGCGCGGCGCTCATTCCGCTGGGGTCGACCATCACGACCGGCGCCGGCACGATGGCCGCGACCGCGTCGCCGCAGAGCCTGGTCTTCCATCCCGAGGCGTTCATCCTCGCGATGGCGGATCTGGACGCGGACCTCGACGGCGCGACCGTCGCGCGCGTCAGTGACAACGAACTGAACGTCTCGCTGCGCTACGTCAAGCAGTACAGCGCGCAGAGCGACCAGAAGATGGCGCGCATCGACGCGCTGTACGGGTTTAAAGAGTTCCGGCCCGACTGGGCGTGCCGGGTCTGGGGTTAGGAGCACACGATCATGGCACTCACCAACACCACGCTCAGCGCGACCTGCACGCCGACGTCGACGACGATCGCCGTCACCTCGCCGACGGGCTTTACGGCGGGCCAATTTATCCTGGTCGAAAACGAGTTCATGCAACAGACCGGCGCGGCCAATGGCAGCGTGATCCCGGTGCGGCGCGGCCTCGACGGCACCGTCCAGGCCAATCACGCCGCGGCCGCGTTCACCTGCACGGGGCTCGGCACCGACTTTCCCGGACCCGCGCCGGGGCAGTGCATCACCTACGGGCCGTATGCGCCCGACGGGCAGATGGCCGGCTACTTCACGTACAACGCGTCCGGCGCGATCGCGCCGACCCCCGGCATCCACGTCATCAACGGCAGCGGCGTCACGGCGATGACGCTCGCCGCGCCGACCGGCGCGCAGGAAGGCGCGATCCTGATCGTCGAGAGCAAGAACCTCAACGCCAACACCGTGACGGCGAGCCCGGCCTGGATTGGCGCGGCGGGCACGGGCATCGCGACGATGGCGGCGACCGGCGGCAACCTGATGCTCAAAGCCTGCGGCGGCAAATGGACCGTCATCGGCAGCAGCGGCGCGGCGTTCACGTAGAGCGGAGGCCGGCATGGCAGACACCGCACTCGGGCTGACGGACTACGCCAAAGAGATGGCGCGCTGGAACACGCCGTACGTCTACGCGCCCTTGCCGCAGATGCTCTATCGCGGCACGACCCGCGCCGGGCGGGTCGCGGTGGAGCAGCGCGTCGTCGAGACGGAACGCGAGCAGACCCTCGCACTGGAGCAGGGCTGGCGCGACAACCCCCAGACGGCCACGGACGAGGAAACCCGACGACAGGAAT